CTTCATAGCATCATTAACCAACATCACTATTCTATGATCGTACACTTGAGCAACTTCTTGGTCGTTAAACCCATAATTGTTTAGTGTGCTTTTCATATTAGCTTTTAAGTTTGAAGCCTTTGATGGATCAGAAAATTCTGGCATCTTAGATACCAATTTTCTTTGTTGATCTTGTAAATAACTTTCAAACTGTTGTTTTTGTTCTGCTTGAGTTTGTTGTAAAGATTGATTTAAAGCATCTTGCTTTTTCTTCAACTTTCTTTCAAGTCTAGCAGCTTCTGTTGGATCTTCTTCATACAGTTTATCTAAATCGGCAGAATTAATTTCTGCGTTTAGGTCTTGTTGAGCAACAGCTAATCTCTGATTCAACTCATTGAGTCTTTGAGAATAGTCTTGTCTTTGCTTTTCAGACTCAGATTGAAATTGTTTTCTTTGATAAGAAAGTTCTTCAGTCTTTTGTCTATAGTCAGCATCTCTTGAGTAACCATTTCTCAACTCATCAAGGGTAACTTCTAACTCTTGTCCATTTACTTTGACAGTATAAGATGGGGAGTCTTGTTTCTCTTGAGTTTCAATTTGTTCTTCGTCTTGAGATACATCTTCGGAAGTTTCTTCTTCAGTTTCATCTTGCGATTCCACCTCTGTTTCTTCTTCCTTTATTTCCTGTTCCTGTGGTTGATCTTCTTCAGATTCCACTTCTTGTGGTTCAGGAGAATTCTGTTCTTTTGGTTGTTCAGCTTTAGCTTCTTGCTTAGGCTCTAATAAACCATTGATTGCTTTTTGTGCTTTTGTGATGTCAGTTTCAGCTTCCTTTAGAGGATTTGCGTAATTGTCTGCCATTGTGTTTCCTTTGTAAGTTAAGCTCCTCTTATGAGGTTGGCTTATCCTAACCTTAGTGATTAGAATTTTTTATTCTTGATACTTTTTCTATAATCTTCTAACTGCTTGGCAGCTAGTTTTCCTGTATCAATCATTTCTAATAAATTTTGTTCTACTTTGTTGACCACATTGTAGGCTAACCAAAGTTTTTCTCTGGCATCTGTTTCAATTGCACCAGTATTAAATAAACTTTCTGAATATAAAGTTCTTAGTTTATCAAAACTTTCTTTTAATAAAGGATCTTGAAATAATGCTTTAGCTTTGTTCGCCTGTGTCAATTCCTGGTTGAGCTTGTCCTGTTCGCTGTTGTCCATCTAAATTATCTACTTGTTGTTCTAGTCTGTCTGATGATTGTTGTGCAGCAAGGAAAGTTTTATTTCTGTTTGATGTAACTAATTTTTCTAAATCAGCATCTGCTTTAATTTTAGCAGCATCAAGTTGTGTATTATATTTTAGCTCCATTTCCTTAATCTTAGTTTCAAAACCTAAAATAGCTTCTGCTGTTTCGGCTTTTAATTTTCTAGCTTCTAATTCAAGCTCTGCAACTTTTCGTTTTTCTTCTGATGCAATTCTAGTGAACTCAATTTTTTCAATCGGAGTTGGTGGAGGTGGAGGACTAGGTTGTACTAGCTCTTTACCCTCATCTGGATTAACAAAATAATTTTCAACATTTTTAAGTCCAGCTTCTTCGATAATTTTAGCAAGTGAATTATAAATGTTTTTCAAAGTAACCATTGGATATTCTTTGTTACCTTGTAATTGGAAAGCCTGTAATTGTTTTTGTAAAATATTATTTAGCATAACAATTTGTTGATCTTTAGAACCAGCACCTAAGCCAACAGTTATTGAAATATTGTATCTGTCTTTCCATTCAGTAGGACTAACTGATACAAACTTATTATTTAATTCTACAATTCTTTCTTTGTTTTGATATTTAACTGTAAGCTCAAATATTCTTCTAAATAAATCTTTAATACCAGTTTCTGCAAACACTCTAGCGATTAGTTCCATTCTCATTTGAGATTGGCTCATCAAAGTATTTACACCAGTTGCAGTTTTGTTTAACGCATCTGCATCTAATCCTTGTGAATATCTTGTAACACCAGTTCTTGTTTCTCTTACTGTGTCTAAGTATTCTAATAAAGGAAATGCTTGTTGTGAAATCGTTTGGTTTTGCATTGGCAGCATAACCTGACTTGGTGGTTGTTTAGTTCTAACCACCCCACCTGGTCTTGATGTAAGTAGGTCATCCAAGTTGACCATACCATCCATAATAGCCACTCTGTTATTATTCGTTAGATACATATTATCTAACAACTGACGCATAACAGTTGATTTAACTAATTGGACATCTTCAACTAATTCTGAAACTGATCTACCATAAAATCTATGTGGCATTGGAACAGGAGTTAAAGAACAGAATGGAATAAAATCGCAAGGCATATTTTCTAAAATTGTACTTGCTTCACTTCCAGCTACGATTACTTTTCTAAGTTCTGCAATACCATCCCCATCCATATCGCACTTAACATAGCACTCATAAATTTCTATATCCTGTGTACTCTCATCTGGAGCATCATTTAATGGACTTTCATCTATGTCAGAAAATCTTGCTAATCTCTCATCATTAAAAGTAATGTTATTTTGAGTAGGTAAATTTTCGATAATATCTCTGTCAAAACCCATTTGTATAAGTTCTGATCTAGTTTTTAAAACTCTGTGTGCAACAAAATCTGCATCTTCAATACTCTTTGCTGACCTTTGAATTAAAAATTCTTCAGGTGGTATGTTTTCTATTTTAACTTTGCCAGAGCTTGATGTTCTTTTAATAATACAGTTATGTAGTTTAGGAGTTGGTATATCCTCCATCACTTGACCTTGTGCTTCGGCTAATGCTTTTATTTCTTCTAATTGTTGTTTTGCTTTTTCATCAACAAAACTTTCTTCTTGCACAACCTCTACATCATCATTGTCTAATAATATTTTGTATTCTTGGTCGTTTAAATTTTCGTAAGTTTCTTGCTCAACCTTTTCACTCTCATCCCAATAAACTTTTACAATTCCATTTTTTTCAATTAAGGCATCTTTAAACCAGTTATATAAAATACTAAAACCATTGTTATCTTTGTTAAAGATATAGTTGATATAGTTAGTTGCCTGTTCAGCAAGTGCCACATCTTCGGCTTTTACTGGTTCGCATTTTACAGTTTGGTCTGATGAAGTAAAAATTTTTAAAAGGTTTGGCAAGATGGTTTCAACAGTATCAGCAACATCAGTTGATACTACTTGTGATCTGCCATCAATCTCAGTACCTAATGGTTCTCCCATATAGTATTCTAAAGATTTCTTTCTTTGGGATGATAGGTTTCCACCCATATAACCCATAGCATTGTTTATCTCTTGACCAATAATATTTCTTAATTCAAATTCTGTTATCTTGTCTGCCATATTAAACTATATAATTTGTTTCGACTGGTATTTCTTCATCCCAATCACTAACTTCTACACCCTCACCTATTATGCCAGTTCTAAAAGCATCAGCACAATGAGAAGCATAGTTGTGCATTGGTTTATTTCTAAAGCATTGATTTTTGTCATCCCATCTTTTTTGATAAGCCTTTAAATTCTCAAGAGCTTTCTGACAGGTATTTTTATCAAACCAACAATTAGGAAGTGATTTTCTCACAGCTTCAATACCATCTTCAATAGATAGTTTTGGTGCTACTTCAAAAGCAATACCTAATTCCAAAGCACTCTCTAATCTTGATTTACCAAAATTACCTATCTCCCTAACCTTAATATCATGGGGAGCTATATGCTTTGAATACTCATAATCTTTTCTATTAATAACATCTACATAGTGATCTAAACCCTCACCAGCATTTTCATAATAATCTATTAATCTAATCTCTCCTTTATACCTTTGGACAAACCATATCGCTGTGGAGTCATTTAAGCCCAAATCCCACCATGTTTCAGTATCAAGGTTCTCATCATACAGATTGTCTGTAATCCTATTCTGTGCCTCTAATTTTTCGATTAAAGCACCATAATATGAACCAGTTATCGCAGCTTGGAAACTGCACTCAAATTCTTGTTCGTATAAATCTTCAGACATCATCTGCTTTGCAGCATTTAATTCATCAGGATCTAAAATATTTGTATCACTAGCTTTGAATAAACCTGAGTACCAATCTTTATTCTTTTTAGCTTCTTCATACAATTGGTAGAAGTAGTTTCTACCTTTGGGTGTTCCAATGAACACACACCATCCTTTTCGGTCTGCCAAAGCTGGTCTTATAACCTCTGGAAATATAGTTGGCTTTATGCTTTGAGTTTCGTCAAAGACACAACCATCTAAAAATATACCCCTTAGAGCTTGATCGTTCTCAGCTCCAAGAATTGTAATCCTACCACCATTTGGTAGATCACATCTTAATTCTGACTCATTAAACTTAGTTCCAGGTATTTTACCAGCGAACTGTTTAATATAATCCCATGCTGTCGCCTTACCTTGTTTAAAGGTAGGAGATATAAAAGCATATCTTGGGTTTGGCAAAGGACAAGTAAGTGCTGCTTTAATCATTTGATTAATCATCATTACTGTCTTTCCAGCTCTCCTGTGTAGAACTAGAACACTAAATCGGTGCTTATCAATTTCTTTATGCAAAAAATTTTGCAATTCTCTTGGCTTATATGGAATGACTATTTCTGGCATTTAAAAACAAAACCCCCCTAATGTACTGTAACTCCTTGTGGTACATTTAATAATTGTTCAATGCCAAAATCTTCCATGATGTGATGAGAGAAATATCTACATTCTCTAAGATCGTTAAAGCCACCAAAGTGAACAACAACAGAGTTGCTGCTTTCCATGATGTAAATTACTGCTGAGTAGCCTTTTTCGTTGTCGTCAAAATCCATCATAAAAATCCTTGATCTAGTTGTGTGTAACTTCCCTTAATTTTAACAAGACACCAGAAACTGATTTGGTGCATATACCTTTATAAAACCCCCCAAAAGCTGACAAAATAACCAATAAAAAAAAGCATTTGATTGTTAATCAACTGGTATTGCTAAATTAATATTGTTTTTACTTATCTTTTAAATCTTATGTTGCTTGTGTGTTGCTTGATCAACCAATAACTATTGCGATCTGCAATTTTTTGGCAAATCTGCCAATTAATTCTATAAATGTACTGTATAAATTTGGGTTTATAAGTTGAATAATTTTAACAATAATCCTGATATTACTTAGCTTTTATTACTGCTGCCATTTAATCTCTATTGGTTTATCACCACCATTTAAGGTTAATTTTTGATCTTTTCCATACCTTACAGGACTTAAAACAGAGCTTAACCACTTTGCATTAGATTGCATCTCTTTAATTAAATGTGCAAATGGCAAACTATTATCCATCTTACCAGAGTTCTCTAATGTATTAATAGAGTCCATTAATTTATCTTGAGCCTCAGCTATAACCATCTCAATGCCTATTTTTTTACAAGTATAGTATTGATCTTGTAATTTCTCAGAGTCTTTTAATTTCTGACTAAATGTAGCCCATGAAACCATCTCAGGATCTTTGCAAATCTTTCTAATAGATTCACCATTACAAAGCCTATTTAAAATAGTCTTTTCTATTGTCTTATTATATTTAATATTTGCCATAGTTTATAAT